TTATTTATTTTTGTTGTATTCTTCTCTATCTATATCAAAAACAATATCTAGCAATTTCATTGCCTTTATCCTATCTTCGTGAGTTAACTCTTTTCCACAATAGTATAGTGGGGTAGTACCAATGATAGAATAGTTATTTTTATTTTTAATATTTGTTCGATATTCATTTTGAATTATTCTGTTTAGGTCGAAAAAGTCAGCCTTGCTTTTAGCGGAATCTCTGTAAGATATTTGATTTCCGGAATCATCATTAAAAAGGCAAAGAAATTCATTTGCTTCTAGCGGTCGAGTTTCTTCATATTCTAGACCTTTTATAAATTCTGATAATGGAACAACTTGTTTATTTTCTTTTTTTTGTATCCCATGGACTAATGAATTTCGTTCTGTCGTATATCCGGCTCTTTCTAAAAGTTGGATATAAATGTATTTAACAACCTCTTTATCTCCTCCACCAAAATAATTAGCAATCCTTTCGAGGATTTCCATTCTAGGCTTTTTCTTGTTTCCATTTTCAATATCAGAGATAAAACTTTTAGATACTCCTATAGCATCAGCTAATTGTTTACTGGTTGTATCATTACCCCGGAGTTCCTTAACATAGTTTCCAAGTTCAATCATTTCAGGATATTTAGCCACTTTCTGCACTTCCTTCCTATATTTATACCTCATAGTGTAACATCGTTTTAATGTAAGAACAAGAAAATAAAATAGTTTTGATATTAGTATTGCGTTCTTTTGAAAGCCATGCTAAAATGGTGTTGTTCTTAAATGAGAACTAAATAAATTTCAAGTTCTTTAAGAAGAACAAGAAAGGGGAAGGTAAGATGCGCGTAAGAGCGAAACGAGAACCTATACAGATAGAAATGATTAAAAAAGGATTTAATCAAAAGACGCTTTCGAAAAGAATCGGAGTGCAACAATCGACTTTATCGAATTTTCTAAGCAATAAATATTCTCTATCTCCAAACAAGGCTTTCGAAATATCTAAAGCTTTGGACAAAGACTTTGATGATTTATTTCTGATAGAAGAAAAGGAGGTGACTAGATGAAGTTAGAAGTAGATTTAAGCCCGACTATAGAGCAGCAATTAACAAAAGTTGCTAGTCGTGTATGGGCGGAGACAATGAAGCGTGAAGTTGAGAAACGGACTTTTCCAGAATGGATGGATTTAGAAACAACATGTGAATATTTACAAGTATCACGATCCAATTTATCTAAGTTTATAAAAGAATTGGATTTTCCAGTTTCAACGATCAATCAGACGAAGCGTTGTAATCGTAAAAAGGTTGATGAATGGATGGCACAATTTGAAATTTAATTAGTTGCTGGGGGCAAAGTGGAAAGTAAGTTAGTCAAATGGTAGTCTCAAAGGTTTTGATATAGGAGGAATAACAATGGAAATCACACAAAATCAAGCAATCGAAAAAGCTTTACAAGAAGTCATTTCAAAGGAAGCAGCGGCAGAATTAGCAAATTTGGAAGGCAAAGCACTAGAAGAAACGTTTGAATGTTTGTACGAACAAATGGACTATCAAAAATTGCTACCACAAGAACCAACGGTAAGCGGAGTATTGCGTGGCTTGAACGATTTAGTACAAGCAGAGTTTAAAGAACGACTTTCTATTGAAGAGTATCAAGAAATTTTGTATCAGCAAGTCGATCAGTTAGCCAGCTTGTTAGGAATTGAATTATCTGAGGAGTAAAAAATGATCGAGAACAAAGAAAAAGCCTTATCCATAATAGTCTTGGCGGACAGGATAAAGGCAACAGTATTGGGAAAAAACCCGATATTCTTTGTTCCGATTATACCATATTAAAAAATCGGAGGGAACCATTATGAAACGAAACTTAATTATAGGAAGCATTTTAATCGGCGGAATTTTCGGCTTATTACCATTAATTGCAAAAATAGCTATCTTTGCAGGATTGGCGTTATATCTCTTCACTGCCTATGACGAGTATGACTATCAATTAAGAGTTGGAGGGCGTAAGTAGATGTATAAATCAAACTTGTTAAACCAACTTGATAGACTTGAGTTAGAAGAAATTAATCGAGGAATCGCTGAACTAGAAAATAATATCGGGAAAACCTACTTTGGAAATTCATTCAATGAAAAACTAACAGTTTTGTATGTACTCAAAAAACATGCAGAACACAAACTAATTTGTCGAGAAATAAACGAGCTAAAAAATCAGATTTTAACCGCATGGTTAAATATTACTGATATGCAAGAAGCAAGGGTAAAAACATTCACTACATGGGTAAAGTATCAGAATCAATTAAAAGGTGCTGAATTTGTTCGGGATGGGTTGAAATACGAACTTGAGCAGTTGAAGCTCATGGAGGTGTCTGAATGATTTATATAGGAAAAGTCCGACCGTCCATCATGGAACCACCAATTGATAAAAGTATTATTCAATTTTTTTCAGAATATACACCGATTAAAGTTGATGTTTCTGATGATCCCGAAGAACAAAAGAAATTAAAGACGATGGGAATTGACGGTTTTATAGCTGGTGAAATGAAAGCCTTGATACGTAAGAACGAGAATTTAATTAGTCGTGACTGCTTAATTTTAGATTTAGATGATGTGATTGTATCTGAAATTGATTTGATAGACGCCATCAAACAAAAACTAGGCAAGTTTGCTTATGTTCTTTATCCAAGTGTTAGTCACGGATTAAAAGGCGTACGCTATCGTTTAGTGATTCCATTGGATAAGCCAGTGAACGAACAAGATTATAAGATACTGATTTACTTCTTTTCAAACAAGATACTGGATGGCATTATCCACAATGCGGATCAGTCAAACCTTACCTGGTCGCAAATACAATTACTTCCAGTATTGTCACAATATATTAAGGAAGAACAAATTGTTATCCATGACGTAGAAAACTTATTTCCCGTAACTGATGGTTTAGGTACCGCAAAACGTTGGCTGAAAGATTACAAGCCAGACACGGGAGGCGTAACTTCACGTAAACTATACAAAAACACAAACCAATTTAAAAAAGGCGGGTCACGTTACCGGAATACCACCACTGAATTGTTTGAAAGTTTGGTTGTTGGTTGCGAAGAAGGAAACCGAAACAATCGGATTGCACAGATAACAGGTGGCTTATTGGCTCGAGCGGTTGATGTGTCGGCAGTGTTCGAACTGGTGAAAGTTGCCAATCAATATTTTACAGAGCCGTTATCAGAAAAAGAAGTTGAAGCGACCTTCTTTTCGATTGCTAAAAAGGAGTTGGGCGTTGATTGAGTGAATTAATCGAATTACAAAACATACAAAAGCACAAACAAGAACGAGCGAAGGACTTGCCTAACTGGGTTTATTATGACGAAAATGGAACGTTGAAGGTAAACGCACAAAAACTAGGCTATGAAGTCATGAAAGAAGTTCCTATGATTCGAGCGAATGAGTTATCGTTTGGTGCAAGGTTTGATAAGACGATTGGTGCATGGCGGTTAGATAGTTTGAGTGATTTTTTAGAAGGCTATATCACGAAAAAATTAGAATCAGTAGGTAAGTGGAGCCAACAAAAACTAAACGAAACCAAGAAATTTATATTCATTAAAATATATGATAGCACGATGAAAGAAAATCCATTCAATCGTAGCAAGCCCTACCTAGCCAATTTTAAGAACGGCACATACAACATTAAGACTGGTGAATTGAAGCCACATGATATTAAGGATTATATCTTACAAAGCCAAGAGTATGCAATAGACCCAAGCATTAAAGACTATCCGACAAAAACAGTCGCTTGGCTGAATGATTTAACAGGCGATAAAGAAAGTGTGCTTTATCTCATGGAAATTATCGGTTATTGCTTCTATCGTAGTTATGCACCCTTTCAATGTATCACGATACTACAAGGTAGCGGAGAGAATGGAAAATCGACTTTCTTAACTATGCTAACAAAGATACTCGGTCAAAGTAATGTTAGTAATGTGACGTTGCAAGATTTAGGGAACAAACAGAATCGCTTTGCCAGCAGTAACTTGTTTCAGAAGTTAGCGAATGTATTTGCGGATATTGGGGCAGACTTTATCAAGTCTACAGATTTATTGAAGGCTCTTACTGGTGGTGATCGTTTATCTGCCGAACAGAAAGGGAAAGACGCGTTCATGTTTATCAATTTTGCAAAGCTGATATTTTCTGCTAACGAGTTACCGCCATTCAGTGATTTTACATTAGGCTGGGATAGACGATTGAATGTGGTTCCGTTTGATTGCGTGATTGATGAAACCTTTAAACAGAAACATGATTTGCAAGCAATTGAAGATGAGATTCCGATATTTACTGTTGAATGCATGCGAGCATTTTTTGAAGCCTTCCAACGTGGAGAACTGACCGAATCAGTGAAAATGAAGGAGATAAAAGAAAAGTGGCTGAAAGAATCGAATCATGTTTTACGGTTTATTGAAGAAATGTGTGACCTAGATATGGAGTTGAAAGAAGGCGATTCATCAAAAATGATCTATGAAGAGTATCGAAACTTTTGTTTTAAAGAAAGTCTAAAAGAATTGTCACAACCAAAATTCACGAAACAATTGGAGAAGATGGGTATTTTCAGAAGAAAACAAAGTATCAATGGAACTAGAATGTGGAGATACACTCATCTAAAACTAAAAAATGAGTACACCCCTATAATAAGTTGATATATATTGGACACTTTGGACAGGGTACTAGAATCATTGATATAACAACGTTTGTGAAGATAATATGCAATGAATATCGGGAAAACGCTTGGACACCTAGTTGGACAGGTAAATAAAGTGTCCAAGCAACTGTCCAACGATAAATAGCAAACTCGTTAAAATAAAGACTATAAAACGTTGATTTAACAGCGTTTATAAGGACGTGTCCAACATGTCCATAAAAAAACAATAAATCACAGGGGTCAGCATATTTTTTTTACTAAGGAGAGATTAAATGTTAAATATGATTGAAACAAATAAAAAGATTCATTTTGAATATACAAAAGAAATCGGTCAAGTATTAATGAACGCCTTATCATTCAGTGTGGCATTGCAGACGAAGGATTATTCTACCTTTTCCCCCGAAGTGTTGGAGCAAATGGAAAAAGACCCTGAATGGTTGTATGATATTGCTAATTGGCTGCAAGTGACAATCGTTAATTCTTTATTGCAGAGTGATAACTACGATAGCATAGATGAGATCGTGAGAGAGTTTAATTGTCTGCTTAACCTATATGATCGAGCGAGACAACGAGAGCTTACATCGAATGAGGATAATTTGTTTTTAAACATCCATGATAAGTTCTTGGCTTTGCTACTAACAGATGATGAATTGATAACTAATTTATTGGAGGTAGAATAATTATGTATATGAAAAGTATTAGATACTTCGATGGTGAGAAACACATCGAGTATTCAAACACTCAAGAAGATGTAGACTTTATTAGTTTTAAGGAAGATAAAATCGCTAAAGTTAATTTTAAAGATGGAACATACCTAAAGATAGTATCTCCTTATATTGAATACAAATCAAAATGGGAACAAGATGATTCTGACGAATGAGATCGCTTTGGTTGGTAATCTATGGCAGTTAAAAAACAATGCAATCATGCTGGATGTAAAATATTGATTGATTATAGGCAGAAGTATTGTGGGAAGCACAAAGCAAAGCAAACGGCAATTAAGCGTGAAGAAAGAAAGCGAAGCGAAGGTAAATATTTTCAATTCTATCAAAGTAGAACATGGCGAAAGGCTTCATACTTGTATCGGTTAAATCATCCAGTATGTGAGGATTGCCTAGAAGAAGGCTTGATAAGGAAAGCTGATGTTGTAGATCACAAAATTGAGCTAAAAGATGATTGGTCTAAAAGGTTAGATGAAAGTAATTTCCGTTCGTTATGCCATGCACACCATAATTCCAAGACAGCCAATGAAAGACAAAGACGAGAAAAGAGCACCCTTTGAGTTAAGGGGGCATTGTGTGAAACTTACTGACAATCGATGCCTACTCATGTTGGTACAAATAACCATTGTAAAAAGGCATAAGGGTAATTACAAATAACGATTACGCTTGTAATCACAAGTGAAAAAGTATATAATGAAAGTAGGAGATTTATTGAAAAATACAGTTGTCATTACTGATGAAACAGGGAAACAGCGCACCATTGAGTTACCTCATTTTGGACAGGTAACCATTCAAATGCAGAACGGAAAAATCATTTATATAGATAAATTAGACAAAGAAAAATTCTGATCGAAAAACGAAGGAATGTTGGCTTAATTGCTGGCGTTCCTTTTTCTTTTGTCTGAAAGGAGGACAACATGGGACACCCAAAATTATTAGAAGATACAAAAGGCAATATATCAAGTGAAGAAAAGGCTGTCCGTGTGGACGCTAGAGAAGAATTGTTCAAGCAGCAACCATTAATAAATATCACGCCCCCTGACTGGATGGCAGCGAGCGCTAGAAGTGAATGGAATCGTATCGTACCAACATTAAAAAAAGATTATCCATTGAGTGAAGCGGACTATGGTTCATTGGTAGCATATTGTTTAGCCTTTGCTCGAATGAAAACAGCCGAAGCCGAGATAAGAAAATCAGGAACGTTTATCACATGTGAAAACGGAGTAAAGAAAGCTAATCCAGCAGTTCGAGTTCAATCTCAAGCTATGAGTGATTTGAAAAAACAAGCCACCTCACTAGGTATGACCTTAGAATCACGATCAAAACTAGCTTTGAACAAGGCTAAAAATGATGAACCCGAAGACCCATTCAAAGAGTTGATGGGATCATGAATGATTACATTGAAAAAGTATTATCAGGCGAGTTGGTTGCACCTAAGAAAATTATCCAAGCGTGTGAGCGCCATATAAGCGATTTGGAGCGTTCTAAGTCAGATAGCTATCCTTATGTGTTTGATGAAGAACAAGCCACCAAAGCGATTAAATTCATTGAGTTGCTACCATCTACGGACGGTAAAGCAATCAAGATGTTAGGATTTCAAAAATTCATTCTAGGCAGTCTTTATGGCTGGCGTACTAAAGAAGGGAATTACAGGCGATTCAATCGAGCGTTTACCAGTATGAGCCGTAAGAATGGGAAAACGTATATCGCAAGTGGCATGGCTGCCAATGCGTTGATTATGGAACAAGAACCAGCAGAAGCAAGGCAAGTATTGTTTGTAAGTAACGCTTTGAAACAAGCTAAATTGGGCTATGATATGCTGTCTAATTCACTTAGAAACGTGGTCAAGTCTAGTAAGTTTTTAAGACCACAACTGAAAATTATGAACTCTAAGATTCAGCACTTGCCCTCTAATTCGTTCGCTATGGCACTGGCTAGTGAAACCAGCACGCTAGATGGGTTTGCACCAACAACCGCAATTCTTGACGAGTGGCACGAAGCAAAAACTCGTAAAACGTACAACGTCATTAAGTCAGGAATGACCCAACAAAAGAACGGCTTATTGTGTGTTATTAGTACCGCTGGGCTTGATTTAAACGTTCCTATGTACGAGGAATACTTATTGTTAGATCGTGTGCTAAAAGGCGAAGAACAAGCCGACAGGTACTTTATAGCGATATGGGAATTGGACGATCCCGAAGAAATTCATGATCAAGAGAAATGGATCAAAGCCAATCCGATTTTTGAAAGTGAAGAAATCAAAAAAGTAATGATTCCAACCATTCAAGATGATGTGAACCTTGCTTTGAAACAAAATAACCTTAATTCTGTATTGGTGAAAAACTTCAATTTATGGAGACAAGCGAGTGAGGACAGCTATATGATTGCTGAAGACTGGCAGGCAACCGAAGTAGAACCACAAGATATTACAGGCAAGCCCGTTTATATCGGAGTGGATTTATCTAAAACAGATGATTTAACTAGCGTTTCATGGATCGTACCGCTAGATAACGGCGAACTTTATTGTGATTCACATAGCTTTGTAGCCACCAAATATGGGCTTCAAGACAAAGAAAAGCGCGACGGTTTGCCTTATCGAGAACTAGAAAAAGCTGGTGAGTGTTCCATTACTCAATTAGAAAGTGGAATCGTGGACTATGACCAAGTATTTCAGTTTATTCAAGATTTGATTCAAGAAAATGATTTGGAATGTATGGGGATTTGTTATGACCCGTATAACGCTAATTCGCTTATCAGTAAAGCTGAAAAAGCCAACTACCCAATGTTAGAAGTAAGACAAGGAACGATTACTCTAAACGTTCCGACCCGAACTTTTAGAGAACAAGTTTATGAAGGCAACGTTATTCACAATAAAAATACGATTCTCACCCATGCAGTGAACAACGCTATTTTAAAAACGGATAACAACGGCATTCAGATTAATAAATCAAAGAACAGTAACAAAATTGATCCAATAGCTGCATTAATCAATGCCTATGTGTTTGCAATGGATTACTTCACCACAACGGAAGGAGCGAAAGCAGACAATGAATTTTATACAAGTGAAGAATTTTCTTTCTAATTACATTCATACCGTTCTTTTACTTCTTGGATTGGTGTGTGTGTTGGTTGCAATCACCTTACTAACAAATGTCTATTATGGCTTGTTAGCGCTGGGCATAGTGCTTATTGGGATAGCGGTCATGCTAAATACAGAACAGAAGGGAGGTTAAAAGATGGCATTTTTTAAAGCGAGACAAAATACAACGGGAGATCCTTTCTTGGATCATGTGGTATCAATCCAATCGGATGATTACACCACCAGTTTTACAAGCGTTCGTGCATTAAGAAATAGTGATGTGTTTGCAGCCGTTCGGATCATTGCCAGTGATATTGCTTCAAGTCCGATTCAATTGGTTAAAAACAATATGCCACAAGCTGATGATGAACTGGTGAAGTTACTAAACGAGAAACCTAATTCAGAAATGGACGGTTGGCATTTCAAATTTGCTTTAGCAGTCAATATGCTGTTAAACGGTAATAGCTTTGCAGAGATCAAGCGTAACGGTGAAAAGGTAGAAGAACTTCACTTATTACCTAACTCAAGTGTAACGGTTACTCAATTAGATAATGGCACGTTGTCTTATCAGATTGGTGATAAAAAAAGACGTGTGAAGTCTAGCGATATTTTGCACTTTAAATATTTCACTCAAGATGGTTTGACAGGATTACCACCACTTTATGCTTTACGTGATGAACTAAAAATCCAACAGGCTGGCAATCGTACATTGCACAATTTCTTTACTCGTGGTGTCAGTGGATCAGGTATTTTGAAAGTTCATAAGTCTGATTTAGACGGATCAGCCAAAAGTGCAATTCGTGAAAAGTTTGAAGAAGCCAATGGATCGAGCAGTGGGGATAATGCCCTTAGAACGATCATTCTTGATGAAACAATGGACTATAAAACATTAGAAGTAAATACCGATGTTTTGAAGCTTATTAACTCCAATGATTGGAATACGAAACAAATTGCTAAGGCGTTTGGGGTACCAATCGAGCGTTTAGGCGTTGAAAATGAACATTCCAGCACAGTTCAAAGTAATCTCCAATACATTCAAAGCACACTGATCCATTACTTTAATGTGTTTGTAAGTGAATTTGATACAAAACTAAAAACTAACACACGCTTTAATTCCGATCAGTTACTAGAGACTGACCCCGAAAACAAAGTAAAGAACGTATTGGAACAGGTCAAAGGGTCACTTCTCACGATTAATGAGGGGCGGTCGAAAATGGGGCTACCCCCAATGGATGGCGGAGATCGTTTACTAGCAAGTTTGAACTTTACTTATTTAGATACATTAGAGAAATACCAATTAAAAGAACAGGAAGGAGTTACACCAGTTGAATAACGAAGAAGAAAAAGAAAAACGGCTGACAGAAGAAGCCGATCTAAAAGCCGATTCTCCCAAAGTGGAGAAAGAAAATGAAGAACAACCAACAGACGGTAAAACTATTTCAGGCTATGCGTTGAAATTCGGGCAACCGTCAAAAGATTTAGGCGGCTTTGTGGAAGTCATTACACCCGAAGCATTAAAAGAGGTGGATTTATCAAATGTGTTCTTATTGCAGAACCATGATTATAGCAAGCCTTTAGCAAGCGTTAAAGCAGGCACGTTAAAATTAAACATTGATGATGTTGGTTTACATTTTGAAGCGACTTTAAACGATACGAGCTATGCTAATGATGTGTATGAGAATGTATCAAAAAAATTATTGGACTCAATGAGTTTTGGTTTTGTGTTAGGGATCGATTCCTTCGACAAAAAAGAAGATGGCACAATTGAACGATCAATAGATAAAATCAAAGCACTTAATGAAATTAGCGTGGTGACCGTTCCCGCTTATGATTCATCAAATGTCCAAGTCAATAAGCGTTCTTACGAATCGTTTATGAGTAACAACCAAGCAAAGCAAACAAACAATAGCTTAGAATCCACTTCTAAAGCACAAAAGGAGAGTAAAAACATGGAAAAAACGTTAATTGATAATGAAAAAACTGAAATGCGTGGGTATGAAGAATATATCCGTTCACAAGGCGAAGTGCGTGATGGAGTCACTACTGTAAATGCAGCGGCAGTTGTTCCCGAAGAAGTAATCGGTGAAGTCTTTGATTTGAAACGTTCAAATTATAACTTAGCTCAATATGCAACAGTAAAAACAGTATCAAATGGACAAGGTAAATATCCAGTAGCAACTAACCAACAAGCAGTGTTAGCAACAAAAGCTGAACTTGCTGAAATTGGTGATATTGACGCTGAAATGTTTACTTCAGTTGATTATAAAGTAGAAACTCGTGCTGGTAAGATTGCCTTATCAAATGAGGTTGTGGAAGATTCAGCAGTGAATATTGTACAAGAGGTCAAAGATCAATTAGCAAAATTGGTAGAAAACACCGACAATAAGCATATCATGGATTTATTAAAAACATTCACTAAGAAAACGGCTGCTACGTTGGACGATTTGAAACAACTATACAATGTGGCATTAGACCCAGCATTAAATAAAATGGTAATTCTAAACCAAAGCGGATATCACCACCTAGATACATTGAAAGATTCAGATGGACGTTACATTTTACAACCCGATGTGACAGCGCCTAGTGGTAGATCATTATTCGGTATGCCAGTAGTATTGATTGCAGATAGTTTGTTTGCCAATCCTAAAGTGGGTACGTTCCCTATGATTATGGGCGATATTGCCCAATCTATCTTTGTTGCTCGTAGAAATCAAGTAACGACTCAATGGGAAAAATTCGATTACTACTCACAAGGACTTGCAGTGATCGTTCGCAACGATTACAAGAAAATTGATCAAAATGCTTCAGTGTATATTGAGTTTACGCCAGTTGTAACACCAAAAGTATAGAAAAATATTGGGCGGCGGTTTATCCCGCTGCCTTTTTTATTAGGAGGGATAGAATGGTAAATTTGGATAGCATAAAAAAAAGTATGCGGATCGATCACACTATTGATGATGACTTTATTCAACAATTGATTGATACAGCAGGCGAATATATAAAAAGTGCTATTGATAGTAGCGCAACGGATAAAGATATGGATAATTATCAGCAATTTGATTTGGCGGTGTCATTACTTACTCAACATTGGTATTTGAACCGTCAAGAAGCCAGCAGCGAACGGATACCAGTAACGGTACAAGCGTTAGTACAACAAATGAGAGGTGCTTATTATGCCGATCATTAAGAATGTGAATGAATTGACAGAGAGAATCAAGTTTAAAAAGACAAAACGGGTAAAAGATGAAGATGGGCAGATGGTGGATAGTGAAGAAACTGTATTTGAATGTTGGGCTAATGTGCGTTCACAAATGCTAAAAGACGTACTTGCTAGTGTAGGCACCATTCTTGAAGGAACGTTGACGTTTATTATTCGATACGATCAAGATTATGAACTAACAAACGATATGAAAGTAACTTGGAAAAACAAGAGTTATAAAATTATTTCAATCAATGAAGGAACGGCGTTTAAAGATTATACAACGATCATAGCTAAACAGATTTCTTAGACTGATTACGGTTGTAAACGTTGTAAGAATTTAGTATAATTAAGGTAGTAAATGAAGGGGTTAGCTGCCTGAATTTTGCAAGACTTAGCTAGTCGAAATCTATTGTCGGACTGAAAATTGTAGGTGTGGTTGCAAACATGCTGGACTAAGAAAGATGATAGATGATGAACGTTCATTTTTTCACCTCTAATGGAGACGTAGCTTAGTTTTTATTGGTAAATCACGTTCTTCTTTGTCTTTCATATTTTGTAGTTGACACGTCCAACACGGGCGTGTTTTTTGTGTTATTATTAGTATAAAAAAGGTGAGATATTATGAATAATGTAATTTTAAAATTTGATAAGACAGAAGTTTCAGATTCCGAGATACAAGAACACATAGATTGGTATCTTTTAAAGGTGGAAGAAGGATATAATTATCTGAAAGATAATCAAAATAAATCGGCAATGGCTGTTTTACGAGAAATTAATAGGAATTTAGAACAGGAGTATAAATATTATCAAAAAACAAGTATTGAGAAAATAATAATTTTTAATAATGATTTAAAGAGTAGGTATTGTGATGGTATTACAAGTGCTTATATAAAACAAACTGATAAAAATAGTTATAGCATGTTGGATAGTAATTTTTATGATATAGCAGATTATATTGGAATGATTAAAGAATTATAATGCCCCCAGCTAAAAAAAGCTATCTAAAAACTATCTATTTGTAAAAATATTTAAGAATATACGAATTTTGGAAGATAACTTTTAGAGATTTTTTTGTTGATATAACAGCATTTGTGCGTATTAAGATAGAAAATCGTTAAATGGAAGGCAGTGTTGGCTAAAGCCTTTTTTAGCACTAGAAACGTTGATTTATCAATGTTTCTAGTGCTTCTTTTTTTCGTAAAAGCAAACTAACTACAAAACTAACTACAACAGCGATTAAAATAAATATTTCTCTTTTTCAATGAATTGTGCGAATTGATCTGCACTGCGTTCTTCACGTTCAGGATAGAAGTAGTTATAGACCTGACGAGTCATTTTAGAATCTTTATGACCAACTCGGTACATAATATCCTCTAAGTTCATATCAGCCATTGCGCAAAGAGAGACATGTGTTTTTCTAAATTCATGAAGTGTAATTCGTTTTAAGTTGTACTTAGTCGCTATGACATCATACCAGTCATTTGGCTGACCGGGGCGACAAAAAAGATTATCTTTATTAGGGAAGACTAGCTGATGCTTATTCGTTGCTCTAATTCCCAAAACCTTAAACTCAAACTGCTGTCTAGTTCGCCATTCCTGTAACATAGCCATCGTTTCTAAATCAATTGAAATAGTCCTTTTACCGGCATTTGTTTTGGCGCTTTGACTGGCTACTTTAGTTTTTTTAGATTTTGGATCGTACTCAACTTCTGCCAATGTTTTACTGATTGTTAATTTGTTGTTATCAAAATTAATATCGTTCCATTCTAAGGCAAGTATTTCAGATTTTCTTGCACCAGTGTAGGCTAAAATACGAAAATAGGTTTCGATTTTCATATTGCCATGTTTTTTACAAGACTCCAAGAAAATAGCTAATTCTTTTGGTGTATAAACAGTCATTGTTTCTGTAGCGACTAAATGTTCATCAATTTCTTGACGTTTGATTGGTTCAGTTTTACGCATGGGATTTTCAAGAATCAATTCCTGTTGAACACCATATTGTAAAATTTGAGCAACAGCCCTGCGGAAATAATAAGCTTGCTTATAACCATCTCTTATCCAGCGACGATTGACTTGAGTACAAAATCGGACTGAAATGTCTTTAAGCATTTTATTTCCGAAGTATTCAAGTGCATGATCTTCAATCGCTCTTCTTGTTATCATGATAGTAGATGGTTTTACTTTTAAACGATATTGTTCAATAAATTCTTCATAAAGCTCTTTAAACGTAATATTACCATTCATCTTTAACTTATTTTTATCAAAATCAAGTTGTAACTGTCGATAAGTTTGCTGGGCTTCTTTTTTTGTTTGGAAACCACTTCTAGTAGTGCGTACTTCTTCACCAAATTCCGTTTTTCCAAGGTAACATTGGAATTTCCAAAGCTTTTGATTATACTTAGTGTATTGTTTAAAAGATACTGACATATAAAATCTTCCTTCCTAATTCATTATTTGGATTAGGATATTTTGTTGTTTGTAAGATTTTAATATTCGTTTTTATTCCCTATTTATGTTCAGCGCTTTTTAATTGATTTAAAACGTTCTTTAAGTCTTCTAGGTCATATAAATGTTGTCTCCCGATAATAACCGCTTCTAAACCGTTTAGATGAAGCATTTTTAACGTGTCGAAACCAATATGCAGCTCTTTCATTAAGGTTTGTTGGTTCACATATCTACCAAGAATCAAAGGTACTTTATCAGGAGTATTCATAGGCAATTTCCTTTCTGAGACTAATAGAATATTCAAAATTAATCAATAAAATTTTATTCAACCTTTCTTTCAGATATAGTATATGTTTCAAGGGATGCGAGCTAGAAGCAAATACTGTATATTGATTATAAGACTTCCAGCTCCCATTTCCTAGAAAAATATTGATGAGTTAAAATCTTACTTCTTACAAATATCGTTTTGATTTTATAAATTGGATAAATAGAAATATGTGTTTAAGCTTCAATATCTTAAATAGTTATCTGTAAATTTGTCTCTTTTCTTCTATCAAATTATCTTTTGTCAAAAGATATCATAGGAGTTTCACCTCTCCCCAGTTTATGGCGAGCTTTACAGAAGTATCATTATATTCTTTGCATGTCGTGGCAGTAGGTGACAAGTCTACTTTGCTTGAAAAAAATCGCTCGCAATAAAATACACGGTCATGGCGCTTTTCAAGCGTTGCTCAATACAAAGAAAACGTATTTGATAGAAGATTATTCAATTATCAAAGAACAATGTTTCTATAAGTAAATTGGAAAAAGAAGAAATAAAAGCAACATAATTCTGATTTTTTTCAAAAAAGATAGAAAAGAGACAGGCAAAGTAGCCTGTCTCTCTAATTTAACCAAGGTATTTTTCTGGATCAAAATTGCGGACTATTTTTATAAAAGTTTCAGTTAAGTTTTGAAAGCAATCTTCATCCAAATAGCCTTGTCTGGATGCTTCTTTAATTAGCAAGGGCTTGAAATCTTTAAGTAACAATTCCATAGCTTGTTCATCCCCTTTTTTGGCTTGTTCAATTAGTGGTAAGAAATTTTTCATTATATCCCCCCTTCCTTAATGTTAGGTGAAAGAAGGAAGGGGGAGCACGATTGTTACACCATTGATTATCTTTTTAAAAATACCTCAAGTTTTTTTAATAATCTTTTTCTGAATATAGAGACTCCTTGACGGCTGATATCAAAAATTCGGGCAATTTCACTATCTGTTTTACATTGAATATATTTTTCATAAAGTAGTTTTTTTTCTTTGAAGTTTAGTTGTTCAATAGCCCTAGATAGCGCTTCGTTCTCAGCGAAATTTTCTAGATTCATAATTTCAGATTCTGAGATAAAATCAAGAGATAAATAAGATTCGGATATACTGCTTCTCATAATATCTTCTAATGAATCAGTTGGAAAGTAGGTATGAGAATATTTTTGTTTCTTTTTTAGGCAAGCACTGGCAGAATTTTTAATAGATTGCTGTACATAACTAACAAATAAATAGTTAACTTCAACTTCTGATTTCATGATTGAATCATCCTTTACTAATTATTTAATTTATACTGCCAGTAACCTCGAGTCACTTTCTCGACGTTTATAGAAGAATCTGAATTCATTCTTGGTAAAATATTGTTCGTCAAATTTGAGTAGTTGATAGATAGTTGAAAATCATTAATCAATTTTTCATATATTTGTTTATTACTTAGTGGCACACCATGACTTTTAAGAAGATGAGAAATTTGTAATGCTATTTTTGAGTAAGGAAGGTAGGATTTTCCTTCTTTTTTTGCTAATAAGTACTTAGCGTTCTCAATATCTTCTTTTTTAATATGATTTTGTCTCATTGTCGAATATTCATTATTTTCGTGAACATTCGTGTTAGTTTGACTAAGCTCATTTAATCGCTCTTTTAAGTCAAAATATTGTTCAGTTAGTTGTCGTCTTTCAGTCATAATTGCTTGCAT